AGGCTAAGGCCGGGTTGGTTAACACTTCCCTTTCCCAACCGCCATACGTGCAACAATTTATTTCTTCAAAACTCGGTTTTCTTTTAAGGTATTTGGTCAGCGCTATGGAAACCGGCACTTCGTTAAACATATAACTCGCCCAAGTCCGGCGTCTGCCATATCTCTTGTATGCATTCGATTTATCCCAGTCCTTATCAATAAAATATGGAGCCGGATTAATGCAGCCGTTATAACCGTTGCTTTTGTTAACTGTCTGGCCGTCTCGGGTTAGCTTAAGCCCGAAATGCAGGTGGTCGCCGGTCGTGTATTTGCCCGTATTGTCCGCGTGGGCGATTAGCTTGCCCATATTGACGATGTCGCCGACTTTAACCAAAACATCCTGCAAATGATAATAGATGGTCTTAAATCCGTCGTCCTGAGTTTCAGATAATATCTCAATAGCTATCCCGCCGTCTCCGTCTTTACCGGCTACGGTCACGATACCGGCATGCGCTGCGTTGACCGGGCATCCGGTCTTGGTTTCAAAATCAATTCCATTATGTCCTAAAAGCCCCCATTGCTTATACCAGCCCAAAGCGTTCTCGCCGAATTTTTGGTTAATCATGACATCCCGAACGGGAGTCATTAATTCAATTTTCATATGATTATTTTTTGTATTTAATCTCTAAATATTTTTTTGTTAAGTTAGCTAAAAGGCGCACTCCATTAATGCCAGCGACTGCGCCTATGCCAGAAATACCGCCAACGGCATAAACATTTTCTCCAATTATCCAGCAAGTAAGAAAGCCAAAAATTATTCCGCATAATGCGCCGACAATTGATTGGATAAAAAAGTGACCAAAATTTTTAAATGGTTTTTCGTCTTGTGAAAGTGCATTGGCTAACGTGCCGATCACTGACATGAAAGCGATGATAATAAAGATTTCCTTATCAAGTTGCTTTTCAGGCATAGATTTAGCTTTTAATAATATAATTGACGACTAAATATGGTTGTAAGTTGTTATGCGCCGTATCGCTTCCTGCTGATTCAGATGCAATAACGCTCGGATAGGTATTACCATTTTGGCTCGTTGGATTAGTGCCCGCCCCACTACCTAAATTATAATGAGTAGTGTTATGACTATGAGCTGGCATTTCAGTTGCCGTTAAAGTATGTGTTTTTTCTCCGCCGGTTTCCCCCAAGGTATCAAATTCGGTGTCTGAGGCATTCAGTCCTACCGGTATTTTGCCTTTTAAGTTTGGAAGATTAAAATGCGTTCCATCAGCCGAGCCGTATGTTGTCCCGATTAATGCAAACAGATCTGCATAACTCGCTCGTAAAAGACTTGCGCCGTCGCACAATAACCAATCAGTCGGTGCGGCTGCCCCGGCAAAAGGTATAATAGCGCCTGTTGGCACAACTGAATTATTAAGGTCGCTGGCATTGACTTTATCTCCAGCACTCCATCTTTTTGCCATATATTTTAAAGATTATTTATTAAGCGGAAGCGAACGTATATTGACAGCTTACAACTAAGCAGGTCGTGCTGTTCTTTACCCAGCTGATACTGGCAATATGGCTCCATAATTGGCCGCTGTCTGGAGTTGTTGTGCCGTCAATAAAATTGCCAAACTCAGTATAAGTTCCGTTGCATTCCGTCTCGGTAAAATATGCGGTAAGATATGCGACATTTGAACTGGATGTACTGCTAGCCGTGGTATTGCGGTAAGTTTCGGTGTCTAGCTCCGTATCACTCGCCGCCGGTGTCGGACTTCCTGTTCCTAAAGCCATTTTATTTATATAACCGGTATAGGTGTTATCATTGCATAGTCTCTTTGCTATCGCGTTAAATCCGGCATTACAAATCACGTTCTTTTTTTTCTCGGTTTTCTTTAACTCTCCCAAGCGATAATATTTCATTAAACCCGGGTAATTATCTCTGAACTTCAAAATGATTCTATTGATGAATCTATCAAGGAAATCCAAAACAGATTGGTCATAGAAATTGGCTGTTATTTCGCCGGTAACGGCGATATTTGAGTTAACATTCATATTTTTTTAATAAAGATAAGATGAATAATCTAAAAGCATTTCTCTTTTTGTGTCTGTGTGGCCGGAGGGAACATATGGCGCAAGCACCCAGTCGGGAGCTACGCCAGCGCCTAAAGGGTCTTTTGATATACTCTCGGTGCAGTTGGCTGTTTGCGTATCGGCATTGGGCGTTTTTTTGGTTATTGATTCAGTAACATCTACAGTTTGCTGATCTGTCCGGCTCATTTCCAGGGTAACAATTTCGCTTTCGGCTATAGCGCCCATCCGGTCATAAGCCATTAAGAGTTTTTGCAGAAAATCTATAATACCCAAAGTTCTCAGTGTAGCTAATTCTACTGTCCATAATCCGTCATTCGGTCCGCGCATCTGCAAGTTGACTCTCTGAATTAAAAAGCTTTCATTTGTCCCTCTGACGGTGGATTGAATATTTATAGCTTGTCCGCTTCTTAAACCACTTTCGTAAGTCTGAAAGCTGCCCTCTTTAATGTTGTTGGCATAGGCGGTTAATTGTGAATACCCGTAAAGCCTGGCCTCATCGTTCGATTTGATTGCTTTATCAATTAAGCTAAATTCATAAGTCCCGTATTCCGCTATACTGACATCATCCTGAACCTGGATTAAAATTGGGTATAACGGATTGCCGGAAACTACAATCGCGGCGCTGCTGGCCGGTGCGGTATCAAAGCGGATATATTTTTCGTTATAATTCCAGTAACAATCGTAACCGCTGGTATCAAGAAAATCTATACCGACCGTCTTAGATGCTCCGCCGACTGTAACCGTGGGTTTGGAAGCAAATTTATAACTTAGAGCGAAAGTTTTTTTCGTGCCATCGCCGACAAAATTATCATCTCGGCTGGTAGCTTCCGCCTCACCGCCTCGCACATAAATCTTGTTTCTTATTTGGCTTATGTCTTCCGTTATCTTAAGACTGGAAAATATATATTTGCCGTTTTCATCTGTTAAATCAAACGGCGAGGTTTCACTATTTTTAGCAAAGAAATGAATATCTTTATCATAATCAATATACCAACTGTAATTTGTTTTCTCTGCTAATATCTGCAAACATTGACTGACTGGTATCCGGTTAAATGTAATTGAAGTCACAAATATATCGCAGTCAACATTAGTGATGGTAAAACCGCTTAAATAATTGTCATTGATATGATCGATTATTTCATGCGTCCAGTCCTTGCACTCTACCCTGTAACGGATAAGCAAAGCGTCCGTTTCTTCTTCAACCTCAATAATCACTCCGGCGAATATCGTACTTAAGCCGTCAGTTATTTCTATTTCATCTCCCGCTCTCGGTTTCCATGTCCGGTCCCCGTATTTTTTAGTTACAAAGGAGCAAGTGTCAACTTGGTTATTTAAAATATTTTCAATCGTAAAGCTCGGCCAATCTATATATGCGGTGCGGTCTGTTGATTCGATTGTCACTGTTATATCCATACTTAGTAAGCGTATTTAGTGCTCATTCCTAATTTATTAACTATCATGTCGCCGATTTTCTCAGCCGCCCTGTTATCTAAAAGGGTATTGCCGGTTATGTTAATTACCAATCCCCCTCCTCCGTTTGGTATTATTGTTCCGCTGGTAGATGGGACAAACATTTCCGGACCTTTTTCTCCGACCAAATAGCTGGTACCGGCACTTACCGGTCCGCCAATAGCCCTGCCTCCTCCAAATCCCAAATTAGCCGGTAAATTCTTCCAAGCATTTATGACGTTTCCTCCCAAAGCGCTGGCAAGTTTAGTTATTGCTTTATACGCTGCTTCCGCTTTATTGATAACCGTATCAAGAACGTCAACAAATTGAAACCACCAACCGATAACCGTGCCGATTACCTGAATGAGAGCAAATAAAAGTTCAACAACAGACATTATAGTATCTTGGTATTGCAGCATTTTTGCAGTAATACCCTCCGGCCCTCCCACTGAATTAATCATCTCCATTATTTTTTGAACGATAGCCGACATAACCGGCGCTAAAGCTTCTCCAATAGCCGCTTTGACCATAAAAATTTGTGTTGCTAAAGCCGCCTGTCGTCCAGCTAATGTTTCAGACATTCTGGCCGCGTCGCCTTGGAAGATAGAAGCTTCTTTCATGATGCCGTTATATAAAGCCTGACGTACTGATGCGTCAGAAGTAACATTCATTAAATCTTGTTGGGAATAGCCCGCTTCTTTTAAGATTATGCTTAAATTCTTGGTAATACCGGCGTTGTCAACCATTATGGAATTTTGATTTTTGATACCCTGGGTTGCGCCCTCAATCGCCTGTCCGAATTCAAGAGTGCCTTGCCTATTAAAAGCCGCCGAATCTTTGAAAGCTTTCATTAAATTGATTGCTTCCGGCAAACTGAAACCAGTGGCTAAAAGATTTTTTAACCCTGCCGCCGCATCTTTAACGCTCATCAAACCGTCTTTAGCCAAATCAATGGCCGCTTGCTTTGCGATGTCAGTATCCTGTTTAAATGCCTTGGCAACACTGTTTAAGCCAATCATGGCGTTGTTCAATTCATTACTGGCGTCCGTAGTCTTCTTAAGGGCATAAGCTATTCCACCGCCAACTGCCGTTAAAGCAAAAGCAGCCGTTTTCATGACGCTGGAAAGGCTGATAGTGGTTGTTTTTAAAGTATCAAAAGCACCGCCAACTTTGCTTATTTCCCGGCTGGCGTTATCCTTGGCATTGATTAAGATTGTGAGTTGTTTTTCATTTGCCATTGTTTAAATTTAGCTTCGATATTACGTTTGGAACGGATTGCGTCAATAAACCAATTTGGCTGACTGGCAAAAGTATAGTAGTCCCAGCCCATAGCCTGGCAGATATCGGCCATGTCCAGGAGCGGATCTACGTTGCCCTTTCCGTTTCTTAATACTATCCAATAATCGTCAATGATTTTTTCTAATTTTTTTTTACGCCGTAAACTGTTTCGTTAATCGCCTGAATGACAAATTCATAATCCTGGCTTTTAAAAGAAAGGATAGTCTCAAGAGTATCCTCTGATTTTTCATCTACTGACTTAACGACTATCTCAACAGTTTTATTCTGGACCGCGTCAACAATATCTTTCGTCCTGAAATTCCGAAAGACTGGCTGTCCGTCAACAATATCAACTTCGGCTTTATCGTAAACCGCTGAATTAATTTCTCTTTGTTCCTTGCCTGTAATGTAGGTATATAGGACTATTTCGTGTCCTTCCAGCGGGGTTTTGATTGTTTTTGTTTCTCTTTCCATATTAGTTGTAACCGGCTATGGCGTTAGTTAATACTACAGAAACAAGCGAGCTATCGCTTGAGCTGTAAAGGGCTTTGAATGTCAATGTTTCCTTGACGATACCGTTCAGGTCGCTTGATTTAGCCCATTCAGTAAGTTTTACTTTTGCTAAGTCTATTTTAAGGGTGGGGTTGGACGAAGCACCTATCGTAACAGTAGTATCCTGAATATTTATGCGAACGCATTTTAATGTACCGGCCAGGGCAAGAGTCTTATAAGTCGTGGCGTCAAAAATAAGTTCCATAGAGCCGGAGACGGAAAACTGCTTGTTCAAAAAGTCAGCCGGTTCATAAGAACCGAGAACGTCATCACTTTCCAAATTCTTATCAAACTTAATTTCTACATTCTTAACGCTCACAGCTGACGCAGCGTCAAGCGTGGCAAGAGTATCAGCGAATTTCACGGTTACATCTTTTGCTAAGAACGCATTTTCTGATACGTAAGACGGGCTATTAGTAGAGGCAACGCCTAATTTAGCTTTAATATCTGCTTCCAATT